ATATCAGCCGTCAGGATCTTCAAGATGATCTGAGCATCACTCACGGTCAAGTCTCTGATTTCGACACTGGCGTTCAAGAGAACACTCTTGACAGTCTGACCGCTCCTGCCGCTGATGTTGATATCAACAGCAAGAAGCTGACCAACGTTGCTGACCCCGTCAACGCACAAGACGCGGCAACCAAGGCTTATGTCGACGCAACCGCAACCGGCCTCGACGTTAAGGACTCTGTCCGCGTAGCTACCACTGCTGACATCACACTCAGCGGCACCCAGACCATCGACGGCATTGCCCTCGTTGCTGGCGCTCGTGTCTTGGTCAAGAACCAATCGACCGCTTCTGAAAACGGCATCTATGTCGTTGCTGCCGGCGCATGGTCCCGCTCTGAAGACGCTGACAACACTCCTTCGGGTGAGGTCACTTCAGGCATGTTCACCTTCGTTGAGGAAGGCTCAACTCAGGCTTCTTCTGGTTTTATCCTCCAGACCGCCAACCCCATTACTCTTGACACCACTGACCTAAGTTTCGCTCAGTTCTCTGGCGCCGGTCAGATCATCGCTGGAACAGGTATTGCCAAGTCTGGTAACACCATCAGCGTTCACCCTGACGTGATGGCTGACATCGCCGATGGCATCACACTGACCGGTGTTGCAGGCAACTCAACCGACCTAGGTAGCTTCACTGGCAGCACTATCGACGCTGACAGCACCATCAAGGAAGCTCTTCAGGATGTTGTCAATGCTGTTGAGCTTCGCGCTACTGACGCTCGCGTTGACGAGATCGATCAAAACGTTGACGATCTGGTCACCCTCTCTGGTGTCATCGAGAACACCGCTAACCTCGGCACCTTCACCGGCGGAACTATCGCCGACAGCTCCACCATCAAGGGAGCTCTTCAAGCTCTTGAGACCAAGCTAGAAGCCGAAGCTCTTGAGATTGATGAGCTGACCCTCAATCAGGATGACCTGATCACCCTGTCCGGCGTTGCTGAGAACGCAACTGACCTTGGGACCTTCACGGGCGGCACGATCGTTGACAACAGCACTGTTAAGGTTGCTCTTCAAGCACTTGAAACTGCTGTTGAGGATTCTATTCAGACTGGTGACAACCTGACCGAGCTCGTGGGTAGCACTTCCGCTGACGCTGAGCCTGCTTCTTATCTGTTCGTTGTTATTGACGCCAACGACGGCAGTATCAAGGTCATCGACAAGACCTTCATCGAAGTTGAGTGATCCAACCAGTAATTGGAATGAATGGGGGGCTACTGGCCCCCTTTTTCATGCCTATCACTCAAGGGAAAACCCCTAAGGAAGAATTGCTCGCACTTATAGAGGCCTACGGCGATGCTAAGGGGACCCGCAATGTGATCCTTTGTGAGCTGGTGACGAAGCTGTTGTCGAGATGGCTCAATGAGCATGACGTCATTGCACCGTTAGAAGTCCCTGAAGAGCTCAGAGAAAAGATAGATCGGGATTTGAAGAAGGATTCCAGCTCGGAATCGGAAACCTGAGATAGAAGGGGCCAGTCCCCGGTTTTTCTACTGGAGATTTTTTCATGGCTTGCGCCAATTACGCCGTGGGCTTCGGCTACAGGTTGTTTCTCGTTCCTGTATCTGGATGTGCCCTCGACCTCTCAGCTATTGACGGCGGCATTGCCGCTTCTGCTGCTTTCATTAACCTAGGAGTTTCTGACGCCAACGTTGTTGCGTCTACCTATCAGTTAGTTGAAGGCACTACCGCTGATGACATTCAAGGGGGTGTATCAGCTCCCGCCAATATCGTTTTCGATGACGACGCTGTTACCACTGAGACTGTATTCGAGCTATTTGGTCTAAGTGCTGCAACTCTCGAGACTGACACTGGGACTGAGTCTGCTGCTACTTATGACCTTCTGTCTGCTGGTTTCGACCAGAACGTGCCGATCTCTCAGAGCTGGAGCATGTCTCTTGAAGGCGTAATCAAGAACACTGACGCAGGCTACAAGCTGCTTCGCCTCTTAAACAAGAACGCCGTATCCGGCGGTCTTTACGCCAAGATCGGCCGTCTTGGACCCACGGGAACTACCGAAGCTATTTACGGCTACGTGAGCGTCAATGGTTTCAGCGAAGCCAACGCCGCTAAGACCCTCGTCAAGTGGTCCGCCACTGCGCAAGGCTACGGTCCATTCAACATCACTCTCGACAATACTGGCGGCACCGAGGTCGACGGTACTGTTTGATCATTCGATTGATAATCGGAAAACCTGGGGGGCTTACGAGCCCCCTTTCTTAACAGCAGCGAGCGCCTAGGGTCTGGGTTATCAATTCCGATCTCATCACGCACTATCTATGGTGTTTAAGTTTTGTAATTCAACTGGCACATTTGGCCATATTTCACACTTTCCCACAGATACCCTTGTACTATTTCGGGCAGATCGATTACAGCGCAATGTATTTCAGCTCTAGTACACCTGTACTTTGTGAATGAATTCGGTATCACCAGCGCAGAAAAACCTAGTGTCTTGTGCCAGTTTTCTCGATTATGGCAGTTATCCACAGACGCGAAATGTGCCACTTTTTTCAATTCCAGCCACTACTTCGCCCGTCACATTGACCCAAAACCCTTGCGGCGCAGTGTCTCTAGTGCTTTGTAGTACATACCTATTGACTAGCGATGCACAACATAGTCATTAGGCTAGTGACATGGAACGAGCGATCGTTCCTAGCACCTCGCCAACCGAATCATGACCGACGAGAACAATCTCTTGGCCCGACTGGACGCACTGCAAGCACTTGCTTCTGCTGATCTACCGGACACTGAGGGGCCAATCCTCGCTGAACTAACTCAGATCATGAGTGATTTTGCGCAGGAGATGGCCAGAGATCTCAAGGAAATGGGTTTCTAAGAAGCCACCACCGGCCCCCTCAAAGGGGCTTTTTTATTGCCTACCCACTCCTGCCTAACTGAGAAAAGAGTGACCCTGCAGCCGCTCCTAGGTGGGCCTCAATGTGACAGCTGTACTACTCCCCCCAACAGAATCCCTTGCTATCACTACAAACGGGTTAGTACGCCTGCACAACGCCTTGTCAGTCTCAGCGCTTCTTGCTGCGTGTGTTCTGTGCCCTCGTGCCTGTTCCTGATGCAAGGCGAGTCTTTCCATTTTTACCGTTACGCGCTCGATTTTTACTGGCACTTTCCAACTTGAAACCGCCGCCTTTTACATGACTGACATCTTTGCCGCCGTCTCCCATGATTCCCCGTGCCCGTCGTTCCCTCGCTAATTCCGCTCGATATTTCTTATTTGCCGCAGTAGCGCAGCGTGCCTTCATGTAAGCAAGTTTTTTAGCGCTTGATTTCCTAGGCGTTGCCAACGGTTAGCCGCGATGATTTGGGTGATCATTTGAATCAATCCAGCAATACAACGCAAAAAGGCTGCACATAACCGTAATCACAACAGCAAGAGCGCTTCCTAAAGTCATAGCCAACCAGAGTCTAAAAGTTGCCCGTCGCTGATTTCAAGGTCTGCCTCATGTCCCATTCCTGCCGTAGCGCGTAGGTCTAAACGCAGTTGCTCAAGGTCAATTCCAAGTTTTTTGGCAGTTTCATCAAATGACTCCCCGCGCTCTAGCAGTCTTCTTGCACTCATTCCCCTTTGCCGTACGTAACCAGGCGCTTTAAGCCAGAAACCACGGTCCCGTATGTAATGCCGCCACTCGCCAAGGATAAAAGGCAACGCAATAGAAGAAAACTTGAAGCCGCGCTCAGGATCAAACCGTCTAATGGCTTTCAATAGTCCAATCTGTCCGAGACTATATAAATCATCAATTTCGATGCATCCATATTTGTGTAGCTGTTGGCCGATGATCGTTTTTAGTAATGGGATATGGCGAGCGATAAGGCGTTCTTCTTCTTTGCGCTTCTTAGGGTCAGTCTCTTTATATAGGAGGGTTTTAGGCCGTGTGCGCTTGATAGTTGGGGGTGGCAACGATGAACCATCACCGAAAAGATTTAGCGCTAGTTGGCCGGGACTGCTGTGTTTACGCTTAGAAGCCCTAGTCATTACAGTCAAAATGCTTGACCCTGACCGTAGGAAACTGCTGCATTAGTGCTAATTGGTGGGCGCGATCTTAACCAGCTAATCCCCTGTGAGAAGGCATCAACTTGGTCATCGTGGGAGGCGTTGGGAAAACTAGCAAATTCTTCAACAAAGGCGCTGCCCCATCTAGAGCGTTCGGGTAGGTAGACATTGCCAGCTTCGACTAAAGGGGAAACGGCTGAGGCGCGTGAAAATTTCCCACCTTGAGGGTTAATGGCAATGATTGGGGCCTTGGATTTCAACATCGCTATCACTGCTGGGCCGTTGGCTTTGTCTTCTATCACAGTAGCGACAGGCTTATACCTATTAACAGTATTGATAATTGCTGGGATGGTTTCGGTTATGTCCATACGGTCCCTAATGCAATCAAGGATATAGAAATCTGCACCACGCTGACCAATCACCAAACCAACAACAAAATCATTTTTGGGGCCTTCTTTGAAGGTTAAATCCCATGATGCAATTACCCGTTCAAACGTTGGTGCCTCTCGATAGAACTGCCACCATGACCTCTTAAATAGTCCGCCGGCCGGTGGTGCTGGTCGCTGCTGAAACAGAGCATTAAAACCATAACTACCAAGCACGCGGCGGCGATCTTCTAAAGCTTCTAGGTCGTAACGTTCTGGGCATAGTGCCTCTCCTGGCTCACGTCCTAGCTGGTCATTCTCTTCTGCTATTGCCGGCAGGTTGATCACCGTCCAGTTAGCGCCATCTTCACTAAGGATCTTCCCGGCTAAGTCGTCCTCGTGCCATCGCGTCATGGTGAGAATTATCGAACCGCCCGGCTCTAATCTTGTATAGATGTCATCGCGAAACCAATCAAAACAGCGCTCTCTATAGGTTGCAGACTCGGCCTCTTCACGGGATTTAACAGGATCATCTATGCAAATCAGATCAGACCCCAACCCAGTAATTCCGGCACCAACGCCAACAGATTTAAGACCACCGCCTTCTATGGTGTCCCATTGATCAACAGCTTTACGATCTTGAGCCAGGGTTAGACGTTCTTGAGCAAATCGGCGTGCTTTTCGGGAGAATGTATTGGCAAGAGTTTGGGAATAAGCAGCTATTACAATCCTCATTGTGGGATCCTGTTCTAAGCGGAAAACGGGGTAGCGTATTGTTCCCATTTCAGTTTTACCATGACGCGGCGGGCACTGAATAATTAGGCGTTTTAAGGTTCCGGCTGTGATCTGATCTAGGTGTTGCCTGATGTAAAGAAGATGCTCCCAATTCCAAGAAAAATCAGGGGAAGTTATTTTCAGCCACTCACCAAAACTCAGTTGCTGCCTATCGTCTGGAGAATCTAAAAAAGAAAGCAGGTGGTCGTCAGGGTTGGGGATATGGTCCAATAGATCCGACAAGGTGTTTTATCCGCCGGTCATTTTGAACTGAAGTAACTGCGCTTGGAGTTTTTGGCACGCTATTGCAACACCTAATTGATTTGATTCCATTGCTTTACGTTCGGTTTCACGATTTCTAGCAAGCGCTTCCGTTAACCATTGGCTGCGTCTAATTTTTGAATCTTCCACAAGGAGGTCACGCGCTCTCCTAAGGTAAGTCTCAGTTTGACGTTCTGCGACCCCCCAGTGAATAGCAGCGTAGCGCATAATTTGATTACGAGTATAGGCATTTAAAAGAAGGTCATAAACCTTTTCTATGCGGGCATCTATCTCGACATTTGTTGATTTTTTTCCAGCCATAGAATGTTGCTAACCGTCGTGAGTAAGAGTGCAAAGGACACCATGAGCCGCAAGAATGTTCAAACGGTGTCTAGCATCAGCAAATGATTCTGCCCAAATACTAGCTAATGCATCACGATTGTTAGGGTTAAAGAGAGTATAGGTAAGCAGATAGAGGCCATAAGTAGGATTGTTTTCGCTATCTTTACCACAAGGGAAGAACATGCCGGTGAGGTGCCAAGTAGCGAGAAGTTGCTGCATTATCAGGTTTGCGCGTTCGTGGCTAACATCAAGCTGCATAAGGATCCCGTACGGTTCGCCAGTTGGTAATTCTGCAATTATCGACCAAGGTTCTAACACTGCTGCATCAACACGAGTCCCCCCATTAAGTTGCCGGCACACGCGGTAGTGAGTGGAGGGTAATAAGAGCACCTGGGGATTCATCAGCCATGACGTACCTCTTCGAACAATTACAGAGACAAATCCGTGCATCATCATGAATCAGTTTTGCGTCTTGCAATGCGTCCTCTGTTGAGCGAATAATTTTAGATAAATCTGGCCTTATGGTATGGAAGTGGGGAGCATCTGGTTTAAGCCCTTTGGAGTTGAAGTGTGTTTTAGGCCGTGAGAACAGAAAAACTATATGCAGAGATATTGGGCCATCAAATATTGGATAATGTAGAGCGAGCGCGGTTTTTTTTACTAAGGCACGCCAAGCAGGGAGTAATTTACATGATTCAACCATTCTTCCGCGCCCGTAACTGATTTTTGAACCCTGAGGTTTGGGGTCCATCGTTGAAACAGTGAAAAAAACAGAGGCAAGATCAGGCAAGCCATGACAAGAGTTCTAGTAAAAGTTGCCTGTTTTGGGGCTGAGTCCGCTCAGGTTTGCAGTGGTGACTTATGGCTTTAGTTAGAGGTGTAGACCCGATTGATTTTGCAGCGGTGACTTATGGCTTTAGTTATATGCGCTCATTTTTGCGATTTTGCGGGACACTCTTATGCCATTAGTTACCGTTAATTGTCCGCACCACCCCATAAAACCTAGTCGTAGCAAGGGGTTTCGAGGTCAAATAAAACGAACAAAAGAGACCTAAATTATTCG